ATAACTTGCGGCGGCGTTGTTTAAAAAGGTATTCCATGTACTGCCCATGTTTTCCCATTCTCGTTTACCTACGTTAATCGAAACTATATCTGTAACCCTTGTCACCGCTTGGACCGACCCATACAAGGCAGTTCCTACTTCATTATAGATTATATTATTGACATCAAATATATTTCCGCTCACATCAAAGAATTGAAGTATTCTATTTTGGTCCAATCGGATTACGTCTGTGAATGTTTCTTGATTCAAAGACTTTTGATTACTTCGACTTAAGGCATACGATTGATAGCTTGATGCGTTCCATGTTTGAAATTCAAATACTGCATTAGTACCGTACTTAGGTGAACCACTTGAACCGAATGAAGCTAAGTCAGGATAGATAGTCGGGATGCCTGATGCGTTGTTGTACACTTCACCAAATCCAATCCAATAAGGCGCACGAGCATTTGAAACCCTCTGTGTTCCGCTTGCATTGAATGAACTTAGTAAGTCATAGCTTACATAGTTTTGAATAACCTCGTTAAGGTTTATCTCAATCGCTCCTGTGTTCGGTTGCTTTGGGTAGGTTAACCTTGTTACAGGATTGGTCTGACCTGATACATTTACATCCACTAAGAATTGAAATCCTGATGCGAGTGCATTTGTGCTACTCACATTGAATACCATTTCATTGAATGAATTTTGCCAATTATAAGGATTACTTGATATTGTTATCATCTCATTAAATTATTTGCTAAAGTTATTGTAATTGATGCTCCGAGTGCATTTGCTAATCCTGATGCCATGCTTTCTAAGGTCGCCTCTGTGACTGCATCTGTAATAAACAAAGTAGGTTTAAGGCCTTTTCTTTTGATACTTACTCCCATTGCATAAGCCATTTTCGTTTTCTCATCTATTTGCTTTGTTGCTCTTTGTTGCTTAGTTAAGTTTCTTGTCTGTGAATATCTCGATTCAATTGGGATGCCACGTTTTGAAATCCACTTTCGTAATGACTTATTAAAGTTTTTACTTACATATTCATTTTTGAAACTGAAAGGACTGTTAAACTTATTCCTTGTTCCGCTTACTCCCTTATCCACGAAGAAGGCATAATCATTCCCTTGAATAGTTACTAAGTAGTTCTTTCCTCTTGTTTGAACGGGTAATGCAATGATTGATTGAAGCAACTCCGATTCGGAATAGTACGCCTGCTTCTCTGTTAAGTTAGATTTTAAAACGTCTGTTAGTGCTGATGCAAATTGATATAATGCCTTTCCAATTATAGTATCAAATTGCACTACTCCGTATTGGTCAGGGTTCTCGCCTAAGTCACCTAATAATTGTTTATAATCTACTTTTTTCACTTGCTGCTCTCCTGACTTCTTCTGAGTGGTCTATGTGGTAACTTAATAAGTTTAAGAATTGAATAATCGGTAGGTTCAAGAAGTAATCCCATTTCGTTTTATCGTTGTTTGACAGGTTGTCTATTGTGGCAACCCATCCCCATTTTTTTGCGAATTCGTTTCCTGGAGTTTCCTCTCCAATTCCCTTAGTTGATTGAGGGAATAAGTTTGAATATCTTTCAATGAGTTGTTTAAGATTTGGCAAAAAAAAAGCGTAATCGGATAGGCTTGCAGGATTGTCATGTGTTTAAGTAAGTGATTACTTATCTCCTCATGGTTATCACCGTTATACTCCTCAACCTTTCCCAATCCCCACCAACCGCCAATAGGTCTAATTACTGATGCAAGTATCTTATGAACATTCTTTGCAGGGTCAGTTGATGCAAAGTGCTGAATGTCGATGAATTGCCCCGCTGTTAATTTACTCACGTTGTAGTCTACTTTAAACCACTTGCCGCCAATCTTAATCTTATCTTTTAACTTTGCTGCTATTGGTAGACTTTCAAGTTTATTCAGTTCGTTATCTAAAGCGAATATATCTTCAACTTCTCTTTTGTAGATTTCCACAACAGGAACTTTGAACACGATTGCAAGTCTATTCGCTGCGTATTCTAACCGGTCCAAATCCTTATTAATAGAATTTAGTTCGATTGCTTGACTTAGGTTTAATTCTTCGTATATCTTTCGCATTGTTTTAAAGTATTAATTTAGGCTCTAATTGTAACGTATTTCCCTTTTAAGTTCTCGTTTAGTTTCATTAAAGCTAAATATCTGCTACTATCAATTAAGTGATTATTGAAGTCCACAGGTTCGTTAATTGCCTTGCCTGCCTTATCTGTTTTCCACTTATACGTCCTGAATTCCTTTTGCAGATTTGAGCCGATTAAAAAGATTTTAAAACGTCTAAGAATGTCGATTGAATTAATAATCGAGTCCTTGCCCTTTGCCGTTGGTTTGATGTTGAATCCCATTCGATAAACTTCCTCAATACTTTTAGGCTCTGCACTATCAGCAAAGATTTCATCTCTTTTGTTGATTCCTAATTCAGTTAGTTTCTTGGCAATGTCTTGATTAGTCAATCCTCTTTCGTAAAGTTTCTCAACTAAGTACAATTCATTGTCACGTCTGTAAACTGAAACTAAAGCTGTGGGGTCATTCGTAAAACCCCAATCCAATCCATGACCGATAAACTTCGCATTCTCAGGAACTGCGAAACAATTAACCCAATTGTTAAAGACTAATCCAACTAACTGACCGCGTTCACCTAATCCGAATATCTTCCAGTACTCAGGGTCTGCATCTTTAAGACTTTCGATTTCTCTTTTAAGTGCATCAGGTAGGTGAGGATTATCTTTGTAGGTGGTTATTAAAGTTGAGCAATCTTCTCGGGTCAACACGTGGTCATAAATCCAATGTTCGAAGTCTGAGGGGTTGTAGTCGATAATTACTTTACCCGATGTTCTTAAAAGTAATTGACGCCAATCTTCTAACTCCAACTCATTAGCTTCATTGATAAATAATATGTCACGCTTACGACCTCTTACTTTGTCTGCTACGTCTAAACTAAAAAATTCTACTATGTTCTTATTCAGATAGTAGATGTTTTCGGTTTTATTATGTAGGGCTTCATTGTACTGCCCGATTGATTTTAATATGTCTATAAAGTCACGCATTGCAGACATCTTAAGAGCGGGTAAGGTTTTCCTAACTATCGATATAGTCATGCCCTCATAAGTCATACATTGACGTATCAACCATTGAAGGGCTGAATACGTTTTCCCTGAGCGTGTACTCAACCCCCTTGCAGGGCAACTATTCGGGAGTTACCTTCTGCAAGGGATTTCTGTAAGTGTATAAAGTTAGGATTGAATAAGGTCATTATTTATGTGAATGGTGGTTAGTTTAATTAAAACCCGCCTTTTTTGCTATTCAGATTTATTTGAGTTGCTGTTTTCAATAGGAGCGGTTAACCAATCAGGTAATTTATTAACGTTTATTGTTTGGTCAACTTCTACCTTATCACCGTACTTCTTAGGTTTTAGTTTGGCTGCTATCCATTTGCGGGCTTCAACTTGTAATCTACTTCTTTGAATCGCGGCTGCATTACCTACCTCACCAAACTCACCCGCCTGAGTATCACCGCTTTTGTCATCAGCTAATTTGATTATTTGGTCAGCTAATAAGTCAGCCTGAACGTCGCGCGCCTGCGTGTATTTGTCGCGCAGCTTTTCATCTTCAGCAATCCATCTATAAAAATTAGACGGGTGTAAGTCAAACTTTTTACACGCATCATGTAATCCTACTGCACTTGTGGCAATTTCATTACAAATGTTTTCAAATAGTTCATCTGAGTATTTAGCTTCGTACTTCCCCATTGATTGTGTTTTTATAAAGTTCTAATCTTAATTCGTTTACCTTTTCTATATTGTGATTTTCCTTGACCTCATTGTAAAGGTTTTCAGATAGTTCACTTCTTAACTCGGGCAAAGTTATGAGTTTTTTTATTTGTTTAAACCATTCTTTTTTATTTGCCGTCAGACAGTTCTTTTTATTCTTTGCTATATTGGTGTAGGGATATTCATCTGAAACGATTACAGATACCTTCTTTGCACCCATTTCAAGCATCTTCAATTCAGACTTGCATCTATTGAAGGGTGTATCTTTTAAAGGGATTAAACCAATGTCAAACATATCATAAGCACTGGCATAGGTGAAGGCATCCATTCCGTTTATCCTGCAATATTGTTCTTGACTTATTCGGTAACCACTCGTGAAAATGTTTTCGTACTCTTTCCACATAGCGTCTCCTTCGATAAATCCGCTCAAGATTAGTCTGTACTTGTTTTGAGTTTCGGGGTCTGATTTTAGTTGTAAGAATGATTCTGCAAGTAGTATTAAATCGTGGTGATGTGTTACCGACCCGCTCCAACCTATTTGAATGTGGTCCGTTTTCATTCGCTTTACTTTTAGGTCAGGTTTGAATTGGTCCTGACTAAAGTCGATTGCATTTGGAATAACGTGAACATTCTTATTCAATGGACTCACCATGTTTGCAAGGTGTTCGGTCGTTACCATTACTGCATTTGCTTGCTGCAGGTTGTAGGTAATCTGTTGAGCGGTCTTTTTGTTGACCCAATCTTTTTTAAGTGGGTGATTATGTGGCAACACCCATGTATCATCCCTATCAATTATAACAGGGATTCCGATTCGTTTAATTTGTTTCCAGAGTATTTCTTGAAAACCCATTTTTGAAACTACTGAACTTGAAACGATTAAATCGAATTGATGAAAGAATGAATCGGGCAAATGGTCAATGATGTGAGCAGTTGTTATCTCGACTTCCTCTAATTCGTTTAGCTTTCCATGTGGAATTAAAAGTCGGTGATATTCAACTCCGCTTATTTTCTTGTCACAAACTTGAAGTATTTTCATACTTTTAAATTAATATCAGGGTTTAACTTGATAAATCTTTCAGGCTCTACACTTATTGAAGCATTTAGCTTTGATTCAGTAATACAAATTTCATGTAATAAATCAGATATTTGCTTGTGCTGATTAGAAGAATGAGTAATTATAAAGTCCTCAAACTTATACTCGTTTTCTTTTATTTTTATTGATATTTTCATTTTATAAAAACTATTTGTTCATGCCCTAATTTCCATTGACTATATTCAACCAACCATAATCCACTCCGCCCTGCCATTGTTAATACATGGTCGAGCGAATAAATCCAAATATGTTCAGTTTCGTGGAATTGCTTTTCATCCATTACATCATTCTCAAACATTATCGGGGCTTGAATTATTAGCCTCCCACCTTCGCAAAGTAATCGGTGGCATTCTTTTAAAAATGCCATGCCGTCCTCTACGTGTTCAAATACGTCTAAGGCTATAATGTTTGAGAATGTTTCAGGCTGCCAATCTTTTGTAATCTCAGGAAAGAAACCAAAATGAAGTTTTGCCGATTGTGCCAAATGTTGAATATCATTTTTGTAAGTTTCATCGACTTCAATTCCATGTGTTTGGAAGGTTTCAGATAATTCACCTAAAAGAATACCAGGAGCGCACGCTATTTCTAAAATAGTTTTAGGTTCAATATTGGTTAATGCTTCTTTTACAAGTTCATTCTTTTCTCTTACGTTGTTAACTTGCTCATGAATAGTTGAATGATTTTGCTTTGCTGACCAATATTGGTCTAAGTAAATATCTTCAGGCTTTTTAAAGTAGTTAGATTTGTAACTACCTTCGGGGGTTTTGGTATAGTGTTCTCTCATTTTAAAAATTGGTTAAGTGCATATTCAAATCCCTCTTGATTAAATATGTCAAACGCTTTGCCCCCACATGGAATTACGTTAGGACATCCGAAATAAGTTTCTAAGATTCTATTTGATTTTAATTGTTCAGATATGGCAAAGTTCATTGATTGATTGCCAATAAATACTTTACAATTGTTAATTAACTCTGCAACGTGATAAAAATTAACTGCTTGAACGTATTCTAAGTTTTTGATTACTTTACTCATTAAATGAAATTCGTGTTCAGTTCCCACAAAGTACTTAGGGTTTTTATATTGATTGAGTATTGAATAATCTATTTGCCCATTTTGGTAGCGTTCAGTTCTATTAATTAATATTGCATCTTCTAAATTTTTATACTTTTGAACTTTTATTGTTGGTTCAATTAAATCACAAGTCAATTCAGGGAACGTCTGAAAGTACCACCTCGATATATTCCCCGCTCCAAGATTTAAACCGATTTCTCTAAACTTGTCTAAATCGTAATCAACTTTTTGACCGTTGTAAATCAACACATCTTCAATAAAATTGGTAGCTAATAACAATGGCTTGAGCATTGTAGCCATGTACTTATTCAACATGACGTTACCTAATGGGTGAACGAACCCTTTAACATAGTTAGCGGGTTGGTCTATGTGTAAGTAAAGTATTGCCTTATCATTTGCATTATAGCAGGCTTGACGTATTGCAGGCAAGCTATACAGAATGTCACCTGCGTTTCCTGAATGTTTTAACTTTAGCATTTTGTTTTATTTCGGGTTTAAAATTATCAAATGGCAAAAAAACTACTCTTAATAGTTCTCTGATGCAAGACTGGCAAGATAGGTTACGAGGTGGCGGTCCATGCAATTTCGCATAAGCATCTTTTACTATCTCGTAATCAATGTTCGTAAATTCGCTGTAATGATGTTCTTTGTAAGTTTCCCACTTACCCTTAAGTGGTAAAAGTAAATTGTATATTTCTTCTGTCATGGTCTGTTTAAGTAATAATAAAGATAAGCCGAACTAAAACCGTATAAGATAACTTCTAATAGATTGGTATTAAAATATAAAGCCAATACACACCCGAACCAAAAGGATAGGCAATAACCACACGAAAAGGGTTTAATCGGGTATATCTTGAATAACCTTTGACTCCATTCAATCATTAACTCAGATATTACATATCCACTCGACACGCTCATTAAGCATATCATTATAAAGTTTATCATTTTTTAGTTTTATTTTTTCAATTGCTAATCTTATGGCGTGCCTTACTGATTCGTATTTAATACCGACTTCCCTTGACACGTCCCGATAATTTCCAAATTTGATGTAAAGTTTTAAAAGTTCCTTTTCGTAAAAATCTAAGCATTCAATTTCACTTTCAATTGATTCAATAAGCTGTTTAAATTTACTTTCAAACCCTTCATTGATGTTAGTTACCTCTTTTATCTTTGCTTCGCTTAAATCATATCTATCGTCGTTGTGGTGGTACTTATGGTAGAATGGTGACGTCTTAGAGTTAAATGAGTTTGACGCTATCCGAATAAATAACCATTTCAAATAGCCTTCCAAACTTGCTTTGATTACTTTTTCATCATCCATTTCCAGGAATACCATAATCGTTTCGTGGAATAAATCTTCGCAAAGTGAAGGAGGCGCAATATTCTGACAAACTTTTTTGAATTGTTTATCTCGATACAACGCCTCTATTATTTGCTTTTTATTCACTAATTAAGATTAACCCTCCCATTCAATTAAGCGAGTTTCTATAATCTCTCTATTTTCAGTTCTATAAACTTCAATCATTCTTTTAGCAATCTTTTCTGTGTCGTAAGAATAACATTCTCCATTACTATACAAGTTTACCCATGCTTGGAACTTTTTTGACTTGGGAATTAGGAATAGGTCAAATTCAGATTCTTCTCTTCTTAGAAATTTCCATGAGCCATCATCGTTAAAAGTTTCAATAGTACCATCAACTAATGCAGTAATTTTAACGATACTCAATGCACCTGGATAATAAACTATTTGCTCAGGTTTTCTCCCATCCCTACAAATCGCTTCATATTCTCCTGATTGGTACTTTTCCCAATCGAATGGTATTCTTTTGTTTTCTGTGTTCATGTTTTTATTGTTTGGGCTTTAGCGGGATTTTTATTTATTTATTTAATATAAACCATAAAGTACCTTTACTACTTATATTAAATTTTTCCATAGTTTTTTTATAGCTTAATCCGTTTGATTCATGCCATTGTCTTATAGTATCCTTGTCGTGCTTTCTTTGGAATGAAGTCGCATATAAAGACTTTGCTAATCTAATATGTGAAGGTATATCCATCATGTTTTGAGAAGCAGTACCTATTGCAATATTATCCCATGAATTGTCTTTTGAATTATTATTTAAATGTCTTACAACTAATCCGTTTTCAAACATTTTATCTCCAAATTTTTGATATGCTTGCAATCTATGAACCATTATATATTCTTTTTTACCTTCAATTCTAATGCTAAGCCTTATATAACCGCCACAATTAGTTCCGTTTAAATGATTTCTTTTTGATATTGGAGTCCCATCCATTAAGACTCTGTATCCCTTTTTATAAGCAATTTGTTCTCTATTCATAGTTCGAATATAGTATTTATTTCGAACTATTGCAATATTATTTTATTTTATCTTTTCAATTGCTTTCAAAATTGCCTTTTCAGCTATCTCTCGTGCATTGTCGCGGCCTAATTGCGTAATATGCTTACGTTTTGTATAGATGCAAAATTGCACCACTTTTTCTTCATGTGGCTTTTCTTGACCCCCTCTTTTGCGTATTGTCATTTGATTAATTGAATGTTATTTGACTTAAAAATAAGTTGTGAAGCCTTTGATTGTGTTATTGTAGCTTTATAAACTACATTAGAATCTTTTAATAAAACTAAATTAAAGTATTGCTCATCTAAGCGTTGTAAAGTTCCTGATGTAAATTTTATTTTTGACATATTGTTTCGTTGTTTGGTGGAACAAATGTAATAGAACTTTTGATTTATTTCGTTTATTTTATTTGAATATTTGCAACGTGCAATAAATCAGGGTTTTAAAATTCATTCAACCCTTTTAATCTCTTATTTTCGGCTGCTAATTCGATAAGTAAGTTTTCAACTTCATCCAACCTGACTTGCAGCCTTAGATTCTTTTGCTCGTAAATTACTTGAATACCCATTGATTGAGTTGCTAAGTTGTAGCATTCGTATAATTTAGCCAATTTTGCCCGCTTTTCTTGCCTTAGTGAGTCTTTTACTATTAAGTCAATACTTTGTTCAGATTCGAGAATAAACGTGCTTAAAATGGCGTTTAATTGAAAAATAGGGCTTTCTTGCTTTTTACTTAGATAAGGTCTTAAAGTCGAGATGAACTCAAACCACTTTTGATTTGCTTGGATTTCTTCTAATTCTTGC